ATCAAGCTGTTCCCGAAGCTCATCGGCCTCGTCAGCCTCAGCCTTCAGATCAGCGACGTGATCACACGGACACTCGTCTGCTTCGAGGTCCAGTTCCTCACGCATCTCATCCATCGAAGTCTGAAGCGAGTCATACTCGGCCTTCAGGTCCGCGACAGCATCAAACTGCTCCGCAAGACTGTCAACGGTAACACTATCTCGGTCAACCGACACCGAGATGTCAAACGTGTCACTATCGTTCATTTTTGTGTCTCTATTCGTATAGTAGTCCGTATTATACTGCTCCGTCACCGCACTATCATCCTCCATGTTCGCCGTCGATGGAAGTTCGCAGTCAAGTTCCTGAGCGCGGTCTTTGATACGCTCCTCTAAGGTGGATTGTTCGATGTCATAGTCACCAGCCCCACGCAGATTCCACGCATCGGTCGCATCATTGCAGTTGTTGATGGGGTACTTCGGCTCATCATCAGGGTTCTCATCAGGCCCAATAGCATAATACTTGTCGCCCTCCATGTACTCGTCCATCGACATATTCATCGGAACCACGTCGGTATACCCCGCTTTGACGGTGAACCCGCTTTTCTGTAGTTCACCACCAACTTCTTCCATCAACTCAACCATCGCAATGTTCTCGTTGTCGGGGAGATGAACAACCCGCCCACGCATTTGGGGGAATCCTTGCCAATGGACCATATCGCCCTCCTCGTACATCGGCTCAATCATATCCATTGACTCTTTGTTGTCCATCATATCCATCGCCCAATCGACACCAGCATCGCCACCCCATGCCAGCCACATGACGTGACCACAATCGGTATGGGGTTCTTCACCCTCATCGACACCGCTGTTAGACCGATGGCGGTTGAACATCGACATCCGACCGATGGTGTCCCACGACAGTTCCTCACCGTCAGCCAACTGCTCGGCACGAGTCCAGCCTGCATCAGTCCCACAACTATCAGGGACCATCCCCTCATCGTCCCAGTCAAGAACCTGCTGTGCATTGTCTTGTGCTGCTTGCGGCGGCGTCATGTCCATCGCATCGTTCGATGGACCAGACCACGAATTGAGCGTACTCATCAGGTGACGAACAAACTCGTCCTTGGACTCACCCGTCTCATCGTCGTATACCTCAACGACGACGGCAGGATCATCTTCCTTGGCACACACCTCCATATCACCAAGGCCGCGAGTCGTACACCCGTCTCGAATGATTTCATCAATCTTTCCGTGCGCTGCACCGTCTTCCCACGTAACCCAAGATCCCTGTTGCATAGTTTGATCTTTCTTTGTCAGTACGGATGTGGTTTCGTCCCAATCCATCCCGCTGTATTCGGAATGATCCGCTGTCGGGATTCCGCAGCCTGCCTCAGACGGACACCGCCCTCTCGGCACCGAAGCGACGTGATCGCCATACAGATTAACCTGATACTCATCAGGCGAATCATCAGTCAACGAACCAGTATTGCCGTCGTACTCTGGTGTCCGCTCATTATAAAACCCAATTGACACGTCCCGAGATTCTTCGATGTACTCCATCGCTTCTGCATCTCCGACAGGCACATACAGGTCTTCGAGAAGTGCCTCCTCGTCGGTGTCATAGCGCGGATTGCGGTAGAACCCATGAATATCGGACACACGCTTCACGACGCCCGTGTCAGGATGCCCGAGCGTGTATGGAGCGTTGTCGAACGTCCACGCAGCGTCCTGAAGCTCATCGGCAGGCTTCTGTCGCTGCACAATATCCCCGTCACGATTCTTATACAGTTGCATGATCGGACGGGCAAGTGTCACGCCCTGAATCCGATAGAACTGATCCGTATCGAATGCATGCTCGTGTGGGGGTGCGTCAACAGTCACCTGTTCGACAGTTGACCAGTTAAAATCAACAGTAACACCATCACTATCGTTGCTCACCGATACACCATCGGAGTCAACGGTCGAAAAAGCGTTTGGCACCCGATCCGTCGAGAATACTGGCTCCATTGATCTACCTCAAAAGTAGTTATTATCTATTCGGACTGTAGTTCGACAATTCGCTGTGCAATCCGATCCACATCAGCATCCGACAACGAATCCGACTGCGAAACGGGATTCTCAGAAGCTGTCTGCGTGCCTGACTCCATCCCACCGCCGTTCTGTCCCGCACGAGGCGCACCGCCCTTGATCTCGCCTTCAGTCTTCTCCTCTGCCGTCTCAGCACCCTGCTGGTGGACGTTGAGCGACTGGAGGAACTGCACTTCCTCATCCGTGAAGTCGTCATTCCAGTCAATATCGACCTCAGCCCACTCTTGCTGAAGCACCTGTCGTGCCTCCATCGGAGTCATAACAAACGTGTCAACGCCTTGCGAGACAGTCTGCATCAGCCGAGTGGCCCGCTCAACCTTGTCCATGTCCGACAGTTTGAACAACGGACCCCACTCAATGTCAAAGTCGGCTGTGTACTGCTCGTTAGTCCGATTATCAGTCAGACGGAACATCATCTCAACGAACTTCTTAATCAGCGAATCAAGCCGCTCGTTACGAAGCCGCTCAACCTGATTGAAGTAGTTTTTGATGTCCGTCTCCGACCCGCTCACCGTACCAGACTGCGTTCCGAACAACACACTCTTGGTCATTTCAACCGACGCACAAATTTGGTCAAACAGCACGTCGAAATACTCTCGCGGCTGTAGTTGCCCATCAGTCTGGTAATCGCTGATCTCATAGCCGTTAGGGGTCACAATCTCACTTTTTGCATTGAGATTATCCATCTCCTCAATAGCGTTGTCGTAGTCTTCCTGATCAGCATCTTCGGGCAACTCAACGTGGTATAACTTGGCTGCATATCGGAAGATGGTTTGCATCATCGACCAGTTACCTTTCTTTAGCCCGTTGAGAATATCATAGACGCTAATCAGCACAGAATCGCCCTCGTATTTACCAAGGGTGGCGTCATACAGATCACCATCGACAGTCCGATTGACGGCAATATGGAGGAAGCGATTGCGATGGAAAAACTTCACGTCGTCAGCGGGTTCAGTATTGTCAATCCAGTTCGGCTCCCCGATCAGATACCCAAGCGGTTCCTTGTAGGTTTCTGACGTTTCATCCGTGTCCATTACGATGCCAGTCGGACGAATCTCGTACTTGTCATAGTCTAACTCCGTAATCGGGTCTGCATCGGCGTTAGCGGGAACAACACCATGCTCGCCATCGAAATGAGCAAGATTATCAATCGTGTGGATCTCAAGTTTCTTGATGTCACGGACAGTGGCATCTTCGTCCATCGGATCGTACTGGACGCCTTGCGTATTGTCGTCTAACACCATATACAGAAGACTGAAGCCATCCCGACGCGCCTTTTGATACGCCTCGATAAACGTCGTTACAAAATCAAGGTTGCTGAGACGGCCCCGCACATTCCGAGAGGCGTTCTTGATCTCAAAACCGTGTTTGAACGCATCTGCCACAGGCTTATCGACAACAGTGCCACCGATAGACGTGCGATAGAGCCAGCGGATTCGGTCTACGGTCGGACGCTTGGTGAGTTTCCGTGGATCAACCTCGTCGGACGTGTCAGCGAGATTAGACGGGACTTGCCCATCGGAACGGCGAGTGTACACCTCGTTGACACGCTTGTGAGTAAACGAGGTGCTGCTGTCCGTGTCCGCAGCAACGTCGATGTCAAAATCTGTGTCGGGCATCGTGTTCTACCTTGAAAGTAGTGGTTATCAGATACCAGCGCGGTTCTGTGTGTGGATCGTCTTCAGCGACCGTGTAGAGCCAAACTTATGGGCCGCCAACCACATATAGGTCATGGCATGAAACGCATCATCAGACCGATCCGCCTGCACCTTCAGTTTCTTTTTCCCATCCGACGTTTCAACGCGATCCGTATACGGTGCAGTCAACTGGTCTTTCAGTTTCGTCCCACTCCCATCACGGTCGAATCGCAACCCCGTCTTCGGGATGCGGATCGAACCGTTCTTGAAGTACGCAACCATCCCCTCAATCATGTGGGTACGTGCCACGGTACAGAACGCCGAGTCCTTGAACGACGTATTCGAGAACTTCGGACGATCTTTATCCTTGATATTGCCATAGATCACGCCACAAACCTTATCCCACCCCTCTTCTTTCCAGATGTTGTTACCGTCCTGTAGGTCTTCACGCTGCTTGGCACCATATCCCTCGTCCACCGCAATGCGATCCGCCTCATAGTCACGGATATACTGCTCTACCCGATCCATCTCCATCTGCTTATTGGCGTCTGAATCAATGAAGTCCACATTCAGAACGTCCGTGACCATTTGATCACCTTCCTCATACGTCTCACCCACCGCGATCACGGTGTCGGACGCTTGTGGGCCACTTCCACCACCCCAGTCAACACCGACAGAAACGGTTGAGTCCTCGTACTGCCGACGCTGCTTGAATCCCTTATCGGGCTGGAACGCTTCTTCGACGTGGCTGTCGTTCAGTAGATCGTTTTCGGGCGAGTAGAACTGTGCTAAGACTTCGTTCTTGAATTTCTTTTTCGTATACTTCTGCTTCTTAAACTCGATCTTCGTGTCGTCGTGGACAGGCGAAGCGTACTGATCGATGTGCCATCCGCTAATAGAATAGCCCTCAATCGCCGCAGCTTTGCTCAGATTCGATTTGATTTCATCGCAAAGGTAATCAATCGTCTCGTTGGTGAAATCGCTTAGAGACGAATCTGACGACTTCTGAGCGGATTCGTACTGTGAGCGGGCTTCCTCATGCAGATAGCTGATTAATTCGGCGGCCTCGTCACGATACTCTTGCCGCTGTTCAGCCATCTCAGTTGGGATAAACTCCTCTGGTTCGGATTGAGAAACCCACGAGCCGTTTTGCGACTCCTCATTCGGCGTCCAATCCTTCTGGTCGGACATTTGCCATAACTCATGGAAAAAGGAGTTGGCCATCTTCGGCGTCCCGATCACAAAGATGGTCGGGAAGTAATCGACATCGGGGACGGACTGGTCGATGGCTTCGAGGAACGTCGAGAACATCCCCTCATCAACGTCCTGAAACTCGTCAATGACGCCGATCTGACCGTGCAGACCACGCAAGGCGTCACCATCACCCCACGCAGAACGGGCCTTTACGTCCGCCTCAACGTGATTTACCTCGCCGCTATCTTCTTCAATCTTCCGTTCAAATTTCTGATGAGAAACGTTGTTCTTGGTGCGGAGTTGTGCCAACCCACTTGTTTTGATATGTGACTTAAATCTGTCCATCACCTCACTAAACTGCTCTTGCCGTGGGGCAGTCACATCAGCTTCAATAAACGGGTAGTTCGCAACCGCCCACTCAACTGCCGCTGTCGCCACGGTCGTCTTCAGCCCACCACGGCAAAACAGCAAGACGTTGATGTCGGCCCACTCATCGGGATTGAGCGGTCCTTCATCATCAGCGAGATAATACAAAAAGTTGCCTTCTTCATCGTCAGGCCCTTTTTTCGGTCCCACATCGTCATAAAAGTCATACGAGCGAGTGGGATCATTTGGAAACTGCCAATAGTTTCTCATATAAAGCCGAATGTCGTGGGGCAGCTTCCGCCGCAACTCGGCTGGCATGTCCTCCGCAAACATCTCAGTACCCCATCACATACGCATCTTCTTCACATCCAGTCTCCTGACAGCGGTACGTGTCACCGTTCTCAGCACCGACGATCTGGAACGTGTGTCCACGGTCGCACACAACGGTTTCTGATTCTTCAGTATCAAAGTGCATTATTCGCTATTGATCTCCGAATGGAACTCAGCAGCCACATCACCACTCTCACCCTCCTCGCCCGACACGTCAAACTCGTCGTCGGGTTCCACGGAGAGTGTGTAGTCGTTCTTCTGGAACGTCAACACCGACGACTCATCATCGTCATTCAAGTCCACGCCGCCGTTTTTCATGTGGTTCTTAATATCCTTGGTCAAGCGGCTTAGGGGAAGGTGCAGATGATGTTCTCGCTTCTCCGTGATCGTGTCAGTAATGTGACCTTCCATGTCCGCCGACGCCGAGACGGATTCTTGCGACACACCCTCATCGAAGATCACCTCTTGCATATTCTGCATCTTCACCTCATCGAGAGCGGCCTGCCATAACTCAGAAGCGTTGAAGGTTGCAGCGTCGTTGGTCGGAATCGGGAGCGTGATCTCGACCGAACCCTCCTCGATGAACTGCGAGTCAGACGTGTCAAGATCACGAATTTCGTGTGTTACCTCAAAGTCAATGTCCGACATCTCCATCAGCCCGCCGAACATCTCCACCGCGAAGATGAACTTTAGCGGCGAGAGCTTCTTGACGAAAATGAGGTACTTCTGTGCAAATCCACCGTGCTTGATCATGTCAGTCCAGTTGTCCATGAAACTTGCCATTCCCTTATGTCTCTTACAAGTCCGCTCGTCAGTCAGTTGCCACGACATACAATACCGCGTTTCACCATACCGTTTCGTGGAATACTTCAGCGGTATGGCACACTTGCCCTCAATCGGCGTGGGCGATCCACGAGGCGGGTCAATCGGAAACTCCCCGTGTGGACCACGACCCCACA